AGTGGGCGCGCAACCCGGAGAACCGTGGCGCGTTCTACAGCCTGTGCGCGCGCCTGATTCCGCAGCAGCTCGAAGGCTCGGGCGACCCGTCCAGGCCGCTCATCATCGCGCTGCGCGAGGAGCCCGACGAGTGAGACAATAGCGCGTGCCCGCGTATCGTCCGATCAAGGAGCGCTTGCTCGCCAAGGTAGAGCCCTGCCCTGCTACGGGCTGCTGGCTCTTCACGGGTGGGGCGACCGCGTTGGGGTACGGTGTCATCGGGCGCGAGCGCGCGCCGGGTACACGTAAGGCGCACCGCGTCAGCTACGAATGCTTTAAAGGCGCCATACCTAAAGGCATGGCGGTGCGCCATCTGTGCGACGTTCCCGCTTGCGTTGCTCCGCATCATCTGGAGCTGGGCACGCTTGGTGAGAACGCGCGCGATACTGTGCGACGCAAGCGGCACCGCATCCCCGACAACGCAGGGGAGAAGGCAACGTGGGCGCTGCTCGATTGGGGCCGAGTGCGCCACATACGCAAGCGGGAGATGACGCAACAGGCTTACGCTACGCTGTATGGTGTCTCACGCTCGACCGTCAACCAGGTGCAGCGCAACGCGATATGGAAGGAGTGAGCGCGGTGTCGCGCCGTGACCTCTTCGCCGAGCCGCTCGAAGCCGACGTGGTTTTGCCCCATAACTTCAAAGCGCGGGACCACCAGCGCGGGGTGATGCGTCACTTCGACCGGGGCGGGTTGAGGTACAGCGGCGTATGGCACCGGCGAAGGTGCCGGCAAGGACCGCGCGCTCCTCGTGCAGCTCAGCAAGATGGCGCACCGCCGCATCGGCGCGTACTGGCACTGCCTGCCGACGCTCAAGCAGGCGCGCAAGGTGGTGTGGGACAACATCACCAAGGATGGGCGCAAGCTCATCGAGGCCACGTTCCCGCGCGAGATCGTCGCCAAGACGCGCGAAGACGACATGAAGATCGAGCTGCGCTGCGGCAGCATCGTGCAGCTCATGGGCGCGGACAACATCGAGTCCAATCTCGGCGCGAACCCGCTGCACATCACCTTCAGCGAGTACGCGCTGACCGACCCGAATGCGTGGACCTTCACCCGCCCGATCCTGCTGGAGAACGGCGGCACCGCCGCCTTCATCACCACGCCCCGGGGCTACAACCATGCCTATGAGACCCACGAGATCGCCAGGCGCTCGAAGGGCTGGCTCGCCGAGACGTTCAGCATCTACGACACCGGGCTCATCACGCCCGAGCAGTACCAGCAGGAAATCGACGAGGGGATGCCCGAGGAGCTGGCGCGGCAGGAGTACCTGTGCGACTTCAGCGCCGCCAACGTCGGCAGCGTGCTCGGGCGCTACGTCGAGCTGGCCGAGCGCGAGGGGCGCATCGATGAGGCCATCGCCTACGACCCTGCGGCCGAGCTGCACGTCGTCTCCGACATCGGCTTTCGCGACGCGAGCGCGTGGTGGTTCGTCCAGCCGGTACCAGGTGGCTTCAACGTCGTGCGCTACGAGGAAGAGCGCGGCATGGACGCCGACGACTGGATCGGGAAGCTCAAGGAGATCGCTCTCGTAGAAGGCTACACCTACACGAAGATATGGCTGCCGCACGACGCGCGCGTCAAGACCTTCCAGTCCAAGCGCAGCGCGCTGGAGGCGTTCCTCACCGCCTTCGGTGCCGAAGTCATGCGCATCACGACGAAGACGAGCGTGGCCGATTACATCAACGCCGGCCGCGCGCTCGCCAGGCGCGCGGCGTGGTCGAAGAGCGCCTGCGAGCGCGGGCTGCGGATGATGCGCGACTGGCACTTCGCGTGGGATGACAAGGCCAAGGTGTTCGCGAAGGAGCCCGAGCACGACTACGCCTGCGTGGCCCCGGGCAGCATGATCGCCGTCCCCGGCGGTGCATGCGCGGTCGAGCAGCTGCGCGTGGGCGATGTCGTGCTGACGCCGCTCGGGGAGCGGGCGGTGGTGCGCACGTTCGCTTACGCTGATGCACCGCTGGTGCGCGTGGTTACGGCCGAGGGGTGCGAGGTCGTGTGTACGCCCAATCACAAACTGTTTACGCACCGCGGGCTCATCGAGGCGGAACGGTTGTGTTATGATGACGTTCTGTGGTGCGAGTCAAGCTATTCAGAGGGCGAAAGTTCTACCTGCAACGCGGCAGGTGGCGTTTCGTTCCCACGCGCAAGCAACGACGAGAAGGCGTTCGCAGCGAAGCGCTGTCTCGCGCAGTTTGGCGCGCGTATCGCGGCGATATACCGCAGGGGCATGAGATCCATCACATCAACGGCGACCGCACGGATGATCGGCTCGCCAATCTTCGCTGCATCGAACGCACCGAGCACAAGCGTTTGCATGGCCCCGAATCCGGGCGGCGGAGCGCCCCGTGGCACGCCAGCGCCCAGGGACGTGCATGGCATAGCGCGCACAGCAAGCGCCTTTGGCGCAAGAATCGTGAAGAGATGGTGCGCGCCACTGCGATTGGTCTGGCAAAGGCGCGTGATGCTGCCGCTCTGTGGCGGACTTCGGACGAAGGGCATGCGATTCGCAGTCGGGGCAGCATCAAGGCGTGGCGTAAGCGCATTGCTGTCGCGAAGCGCTGCGAGGTGTGCGGCGCGGGTTTTGAGACTTTTTGGCCGCGCACCGCCCGCTACTGCGGGCCGAATTGTCGCGCTAGAGCGTTTCGCGCGCGGCACCGTGCATGACATCGAGGTGGAAGGCGTACACGCCTACTTCGTCAACGGCGTGCTGTCATCGAATTCACACGGCGGGGAGGCGTGGTGCTACGTCGGCGTGAACCTCGCCGATGCGAAGGTCGCGCAGCCCAAACCCGCGCCGCAGTTCGCGGTGCCGGTGCACAACGCCTTCCACCTCGAACAGCTCTATGAAGCGCGCGAGCAGGCAAACAGGCGCAGATTCTGATATAACCCGCGTGAACTCAAGGGGCTAGCCGATGGCCGAGTTGAAGATAGAACGCGCCGAAGACCTGACCGGCCCGACCGCGCTCTACGAGCGCGAGATCAAGGCGGCGAAGAAGGAGCTGGAGCGCTTCCACCAGAAGGGCGTGAAGGTGGTGGACCGCTACATCGACAAGCGCGAAGGCGTCGTCGATGGCGCTCAGTGGTACAACCTCTTCTGGTCGAACATCAACGTGCTCAAGGCTTCGCTGTACGCGAAGCAGCCCAAGGCCGATGTCAGTCGGCGCAACAAGGACCCCGGCGACGATGTCGGGCGCGTCGCGGGCGAGATGATCGAGCGCATCCTCAACCTCGACATGGACAGCCAGACCAGCGACATCGACATGGCGATGCGCGGGGCGGTCGAAGACTTCCTCGTGCCGGGCATGGGCCAGCTCTGGATGCGCTACGAGCCGACCTTCGTCAAGCAGCCCAACCCTGCATACGTCGAAGGCGAGACGCCCGCTGAGGAGCAGGAGCAGGAAGTCATCGGCGACGAGCACGTCGCTACTGATTACGTCTACTGGCGTGATTTCCTGTGGTCGCCCGCGCGGACGTGGCGCGAGGTGCGCTGGGTGGCGCGCGCGATTTACATGACGCGCGACGAGCTGGTCAGGAAATTCGGCCAGGAGATCGGCGACGCGGTGCCGCTGAACGCGACCAAGGGCAAGGAAAACTCCAACCTCCCGGCCAACGACCCGTGGCAGAAGGCGTGCGTGTGGGAAATCTGGAACAAGCCCGCGCGCAAGGTCTGCTGGTACGTCGAGGGCTTCGACAGGCTGCTCGCCGAGAGCAGCGACCCGCTCGGGCTGCTCGACTTCTTTCCCTGCCCGATGCCGCTCGCGGCGAACGTGACCACCACCGCGTTCGTGCCCAAGGCCGACTACGAAATGCTGCGCGACCAGTACGTCGAGCTCGACGTGGTGTGCGCGCGCATCGGCCTGCTGGAAGACGCCATCCGTGTCGTAGGCGTCTACAACAAGGACGTGCCCGAGCTGGCGAAGATGCTGAACAGCGGCGGCTCGAACCTCATGGTGAGCGCCGACAACTGGGCCATGTTCGCCGAGAAGGGCGGCGTGAAGGGCTCGGTGGACTGGTTCCCGCTCGACATGGTCGTCGAGGCTTTAAACAAGCTGCGCGAGACGAAGCAGTCGATCATTCACGACCTGTACGAGCTGACCGGACTGTCCGACATCATGCGCGGCAACACCAATGCGAACGAGACGGCGACCGCGCAGCAGTTGAAGGCGCAGTTCGGCAGCGTGCGGATGCAACACACGCAGGGCGCGCTCGCGATGTTCGTGCAGCAGGCGCTCTCGATCAAGGCCGAGATCATCGCCGGGCACTTCCAGCCCGAGACGATCAAGCGCCAGTCCCTGATCGAGTTCACGCCCGATGCGCAGCTCGCCGATCAGGCGGTGCAGCGGCTGAAGGACAAGCGCCTGGCGTACTACTCGCTCGAAGTGGACCCCGACACGATGGCGATGGCCGACTACGCGGCCGAGCAGGAGGCGCGCACCAACTGCATCCAGGCCGTCGCGCAGTTCATGCAGGCGGCAGCGCCGCTCGTGCAGATGAAGCCCGAAGCTACACCGTTCCTGCTTCAGGTCCTGCAATGGTTCCTCGCCTCGTTCAAGGCGGGCAAGCAGATCGAGGGCGTGCTCGATCAGGCGGTGCGCGCCATCAGCCAGGCCGGTCCGCAGCAGCCCGACCCCGCGCAGCAGGCGATGCAGCAGGCGCAACTGAAGAAGGTGCAGAGCGAGGGCGCCAAGAACCAGAGCGCGGCGGTGAAGAACATCGCCGACGCGCAGGCCACCAAGGCGAAGGCGGTGCAGGGCGGCGTGGGCATGGTAGCCGATGCTGCGATGACCATGCAGAACCTGAACCAGCCCGCCGGGCCGATGGGGCCCGCCGGCGCACTCGGGCCGGTGCCGCCCGGCGCGATGCCGCCGCAGCCACCGGGTGGGCAGCCGTGACCTGCAAGACCGCGTTGCAGCTCTCCGGCGGGCAGGACTCGCTCGCCGCGCTGTACCTGCTGGAGCCGTTCTGGGAGGGCATCAGCGTCGCGTGGGTCCACGCGCGCGACGCGAGCGAGCCGCTCATGCGCCTGATGGAAGACATCCAGAGCGTGGTGCCCAATTTCGTCGTCATCGACAAGCGCAACGCGCCGCGCTGGCGCGCGTCCAGCGGCGACCCGACCATCGAGACGTGGCGAGCCTGCTGCACGGCGAACCTGTGGCTGCCGATGTACGAGTGGACGCTCGCGCACGGCGTGAAGCACGTCATTCGGGGCTGCAGGCAGACCGACCCCATCAACGCCATCGCGCCCGGGCACATCGACGAGCATGGCATAGGCTACATCTTCCCCGTATGGGGCTGGTCCGACGAGAAGGTGCGCGAGTACCTCGTCGGCAAGCCGTGGCAGCCGGTGTACCCGCACGACTGCGCCACCTGCCCGGTGGTGAAGCCGTGCGACCGCGTGGAGGGCGTGAAGCGTGCGGCGTAGATGGGTGCAGATGCCGGGCGGCGAGCTGGTGGAGGTGGGCGGTGACTATGTTGCGGGTCCACGCGCGAACACTGACGCTGTCCTGTGGAACGACAGGGCGTATCAGGACATCGGCGATCCCCGCTTCACTTCGCGCAGCACGCATCGCGAGTACATGCGCGCCAACGGGCTCACGCTCGCCGACGACTACAAGGGCGAATGGGCGAAGAATCTGGGCGAGCGCGCCGCCATCAAGAAGGGTGCCGCGCTCAGAGATGGCTCGCGCGCGGGCGATGTCGCGCGTGCGCTCGACGCTGTGCGTAACGGCTACATTCCTGGCCGGGTGAGCCTCGACGATGGCGATTAGCGGTATGCAGGAGAAATAGATGGCCGACGAAAGCCTGCGCGACACCCTCGAAGCCGCCGTGACGGCGAGCGAGACGGCAACCTCCGACGCCGCCGCCCCGAGCGCGCCCGCCGCCCCGAGCGCGCCCGCCGCCCCGAGCGCGCCCGCCGCCCCGAGCGAGACGCGCGAGCCGCGCGAGCGCGACGCGAGCGGGCGTTTCGTCGAGAAGGGCAAGCGCGACCTCATCACGGGCGAGATCCCCGATGCGCTCAAGCCCGCCACGCCGACCGACGCGCACCCGAAGCCGGGCGAGCAGCCGAAGCCGGGCGAGGCCAGCCCCGACGCGACCCCGCAGCCGACGCGCTTTAAAGCGCCATCGTCGTGGAAGCCCGAAGTGCGCGAGGAGTTCGCCAAGCTCCCGCCCAGCGTCCAGGCCGAGATCGCGCGCCGTGAAACGGAGATCGCGCGCGGGATGCAGAGCGCCTCGCAGTATCGCGCTGCTGTCGAGCAGATGCAGAGCGTGGTGCAGCCCTACCTGGGCAACATCCAGGCGGCAAACGGCGGCGATGTCGTCGGCGCGTTCAAGCTCTACCTCCAGACCGACCACACGCTGCGCCACGGAACGACCGCCGAGCGCGCATCGCTCATGGCCGACATCATCAAGAACTACGGCGTGAGCATCGAGGCGCTCGACGCCGCGCTCGCCGGCCAGCCGCGCGCCGATGGCCCCGAGGAGCTGATCGCGCGCAGGCTGCGCGCCGAGATGCAGCAGCAGCTCCAGCCGGTGATGGGCTTCTTCAACCAGTTGCAGGAGCGCCGCGCGCAGCAGCAGGGCGCGCTGCAAAGCGAGGTGCAGGGTGAAATCGAGCAGTTCGCGCAGGACCCGGACGCACCGCACTTCGACGAGCTGCGCGAGGAGATGGCCGACCTGATGGAAGTGGCCGCACGGCGAGGCTTGACGATGACTCTGAAGCAAGCCTATGATCGCGCGGTAGCGCTGCACCCGAAGCTCGCCGAACAGGCGGGCAGGCGCGCAGAGCAGGAGCGAGCGAATGCCGCAGCAGAAGCGGCAGCCAGGGCGAAACGGGCTGCTGTGA